CCATCTAGTACAGATATTGCAGAGTTTGCAGGAACAGGTACGTCTTTTACAACGTGTACCCCTGCAGCTTTTACAGTGACTCTAATCTGACTGCTTGTTATGTTTGCAACATTACAGCCAATCATAACGCCAGTTGTACTTGAAGGTACGGTGTAGGTTGTTACTTCTGAAGTTCCTACAGCCGCACTTGTATAATTTTTAAAAGTGTTTGCCATTTTATTTTACCCTAAAGCTATTGCGAATGCAAGTGCAGAAGCATCTGATGATGTTGAAGAAGTACCAGTTGCATTATCTACGTATTCAGTTGTAGCTACCTTTGTGCTATTATCGTTCTGAGTTTGTGTTGTTGCTGTTGTAGCAGATGTTATAGTACCATCTAATGCACCACTAAAAGTAGTTGCAGCGATTGCACCTGTTAAAGTTGCACCAGTGGCACTTGTTACGAGTACATCTGTGTTGTTATATTTTAGTTTAACAATACCAGTACCGTTTGGATTTATATCTATGTTACCATTGGTATCTGTAGATGTGATAGCGTTGCCGTTAATGTTAACATTATCTACATCAAGATCAGTATTAATTACAACAGTACCTGTACCATTTGGTGATAGGTTTATGTTACCGTTTGTATCTGTAGAAGATATTGTGTTTGTATCTACGTTAAGATTACCAACACTGATGTCTCCGCTAACGTCTACACCATCTGCTGTTGTTTCTATTTTCTTTACATTGTTATGGTATAGGTTAACTGCACCGTTAACATCCATATCCATATACTTTTCAGTACCAGTATTACTTTGTACTGTAATACCATCACCCTGTACTGTAAGCTCACCTGTAGTGTTTACGATACTTGTGTTTGTACCATCATGTTTGATTGTAAGGTCATCACCTGTACCAAAAACAGCACTAGCGTTATCAGCAAAGTCTAATGCATCAGCACTAGTATCCCAAGTCATGTTAGCTGATGCACCAGTAAATACTACGTCACCATCTGACTTGATACGTACACGTTCTGTTGCTGCAGCACTTGTATTTGTTTTAAAGATAAGAGCAGTAGAGTTATCTGCAGCACCAAAGTTAGCTTCGGCTTGTGCTTCAATCTCAGCACCTACGAGGATAGCATCTGTACCACTGTCTTCTAGTGGAGCATTAAAGCTAATCTTACCGATTGTATTACCACTATCTACAGATATATCAGATGTTTGCAGTGATAGCTGAAAGCCACTGGCTGCTGTAGCACCAAGACCAGTATCCGCTACGTGTGTAAGTTTAACATCATCGTCTGCACCGAATGTAAGAATAGAGGCGTCACTCTTTAATCTTACATCATCTGTCATAATAACTTCTGGTGAAGTAAATTTTACTGTAGTATCTGCTACAAGATCTAGCTGACCATCTGCACTAGAGTTAATAGACAAATCAGCATCACGGAACTGTAACTTATTGTTTGTACCAACAGACATGTCTCCGCTAAAACTGTCTATATATGCAACACCGTCAACGTACAAGTCTTTAAATTGTAGTGATGATGTACCCAAGTCTAACCCAGCGTTTGTACTTGGATTAATAGCTGTAGATGTTGCTACTAGTTGTTGGGCAGGACCAATAACTGTAATAGCACCACCTTCTGCTGCAGTACCATCGTGGGTGTGACCAGAGGATGAATTAAATGCAGCTTCAATGGCATCGTATTCACCGTCAAAGTCAGCAGCGTTAATAACGTTACCGTCAGCAATGTTATTTGCTGTATCGTTCCTGGTGTAACCTGTTCCCATGTTTTTACCTTCTCGTGTTTGTAGCGTATTCTAGTGTAATAGCGTCTAAAGAAAATGGTGGATCTACACTGTCTGATGTGTACTGTAGGGATACAACGAAAGCTGATCCTATAATTTGTGTTTCAAACAGTGTCTTTAGTTTAGAACTATACACGGCTGTTGATCCAAAGGTAGCTGCACCCATAAATGCAACTGTTCCTGTAGCATTGTTAAAGTCAATCTTTGTAGGCTGTACACTATTCTTTTGGTCAAAGTCTAGTTTCAAACTTACATCAAAGGACACACTACCTTGCGGATCTGTATATAAAAACATTTTGTAAAATGTCTTACGTATCCTTGGGTCATTGATTGGCATATATGGTGTAGCAAAAGTTGTTTGTATATTACTACCACCAAAACTGTTACCTTCTTCCATTTGGTATAGGTAACCATCATCATTAGCAAACACAATTGTTTCTGCGTTTTGGAAGAATCTACTGTCTGCTACGTATGCTCTTATTCCCCTTATATCTGCCCATGCCATTCCCTCGCCACCTTGACCTGCCATTTGTGTACCAAGTATGCCTTGAGCGTTTGCTTGTCCTATATTGTTATTGTAACCTAGTATCCTGTACTGTGATTTATTACGTATAACTACACTTGTAAAAGATGTGTTAGCTGTAATAAAGTCTGTTACTTCTTTCTGTATTGTTTTAGATACAACACCTAGTCCAAAGTCACCTAGTCTATCTGTGGCACTTAAAAGTCTTAGGCCATCAGGACCAAGAAACATTACATCACCACCAACTTCCTGTATGGTATCTTTATCTACACAGCCTATGTCTACTGTTACTGGTTGTAGGTTGAAGTCACCTATAGTGTTTCCTACTAGTTGGAATATAGATGACTCAGTAAAGATAATAAGTTGTTGTCTAAATACTATTAGACCAGTGATGTTTGCTCCTACAGATATTGTACCAGAACCATTAGCTGCTGTAAAGTCAGTATCTGTGAAGGGAGCAGTAAATGTTAGTAGATTATTCTTACCGAAGAACAATTGATTCTTAAAACTTACTACAAACTCTGCTGCATTTACATCTGTAGGTGCATCGTTGAGTGCAGTAAATAAAGATCCATTATATAAGGCAGGAACGTTAATACCATCAACAATGGCTATTTTTTCCGATCCTGTATAGTTATACCTAGAAAATCTAGTTTTACCAGCATTTTCTCTTGACGTACTTAAAAAAGTTAGTGCAGCATCATCTGCAGGAGAACTAGCTAGGGCAGGATCAATAGCTATCGTAGCTCCACCTGATGAGACTGTTGGTGTTGCAGTCACTGTATATATCTTGTCTACACCTGCAATCTTAAAGACATCACCTAACTGTGGTGTAGAGTCTAGTCCATCTACAATTAAACTACTACCTGTTTGTGATGCACCGTTTACTAGTACAGTTCCGTATACTGGTACATTTACAAGTGAGTATCCAGTACCAGATGTTTTAACTAAGCTTTCATTTCTAGCTACAATAACTGAGTCAAGAAATACACCGCACCCTATTGTAAGATGTTTGGTAGTCGTGCTTGTAAACTCTACATCATCTCCGTTAGCAGGTGAAGCAGTAAGAGCAGGTGATATACCTATTGTTGCTCTATTGTCATCATCATCAAAGGTGACGCTTGCACCAATTGTATACTCAGTTTTAAACTCTAAGGCAGTATCATCTGTAAGAGTTAATGCTAATGTATCTGCTGCACTACCTATTGTAACATTCGGTGCTGAAAAAGCTTGTACTGTTGTACCTCTAGGTATACCAGTACCAACAATTTCCATACCTGTTTGTATCGTACCTACTATACCATCTACAGCAAAGGTAGTAGTTTTAAAAGTAAACTGTAACGCTAGGTTATCTGCTACAGTTACATTACTAGATAGTACTACAGTAAAATTACCTGCTGCCCCTGCTGTAACACTAGATACTGTAACGTTACTTGGAATACCTACTCCTGTTAAGGTTTGGCCTTTTGCTATAGTACCTGCAGCAACAGTGTCTACAATGATAGTGTTATCTGCTGTTACTGCACCATTAACAAGAGCAGTTGGACCATTTGAAGTACCAATACTAGATGTACCATTTATGTTTGCAGTAACATGTACTAGTTTAAACTTGTCACCTTGTTCTGGTGTTTTTCTAATGTTTGCAATATTTAAAGTTGTACCAGTTTGTGATGCACCATGAACAACAGGTATACCGTAAGGTGGTATAGTATCTAAATCGTACTTATCGTAACCTAGTATTCTTTTGTAACCACCCTCGATAGATGGCTCAAAGTTTCTAAGGATACGTGCAGATCCGGGCATTTGCATACCCTGCTGCAAAGGACTCATATTAGTTATAAGCCCACCGCTAAACTGAATGGGATATGTTTGACGATTTGTAGGCATCTATATTACGTAACCCTAGCGTTAGTTGCTAACGTATTACTTAGAACGGTAGACCTTACATAGTCATATCTGTTTATGTAAAGGCTTCTCATTTGTTTTATTTCTTGTTCAAACCTTTGTTGAACTATAGCTGCTTCTTGACCTTCACCTCTAAACAAGTATGCAAAGTGCATAGCCCCATTTACAATAACGTATCTAAACTGTTCAGGTATAGTTGGTACGTCTGTAGAATTAATTAGGTCAACAGGTAGTCTATAATATTCATAGACAACAGTATAGGCTTTGTCTGGTGGTTGAACGATAGCATACTCTTGACTAGGAGTTTTAACTACGAATGCAGGAACTTGTCTTATACCAGTAGATGTGTTGTACTCTATGTCTACATAACTTTCTAAGTACTCTTCATAGGAAAGAGGTTTTAGTTTTACAGTGGCATTACCTAGTGTGCTATCTCTTTTAATTCTAAAACTATCGAAGTCTAGTACCTTAGCATCAGAAGGGAATGCATACCTAACTAAACCAGCAGTTAATACTTCCTCTTCTTCTACGTGATTAAAAGGCCACTCAAACTCATGTTGATTAATAAATCTGAGGGATGCATTAACAGCATCTTTAATCATTGAGTATTCACCAGTAGCTGTTAAAAAGTTAGTAGCTGTTAGTTCTACTTCATTAAGCCTACGGTTT